ACTCAAAACAAGAACAAAGTAAAACTTTTGCTTGAGGTTCCATGCGGAGACGAGTATTCATCCTGTAAGTTTATCAAAGATGCCTATAAAGCCCAAGGCAATATCACGGTTATAGAGCAAAACCTCAGAGAACTCAGGAAAGAAACTGAGGACCTCTATGGCGATATTGAAGGTTTAGATCCGAAATCCGTTGAGAGAAAGATTGAGAAATATGAAGAAGTCTTGGAAATGCGAGACGACATATATAACACGATCAACCAAAATGAGCTTGTTGTGGAGAAGAATGAAAGCAGGATATCTACACTTGACTTAGAAGTGGAAAAGTTACAAGGAAAGATAGAAGAATACGAAGAAAATCGCGAGGCTATTGAGAACCTAGAACAGCTTATTTCTGAAAAGGTGGAACAACAAAATAACCTTAAAGGTCAAAAGAGTGTTCTGGATGACTGCAACGAGGAGATTGTTGAGCTTATCAAAGAGCGGGGATCCCTAGAGCAAAAGCTTGAAAACCTTGTTTCACAACAAGAAGAGATGGAAAGCCTTCGTGATAGTTATGCAGCATATGATCTTTTTATGAGATGCATGCACACTAATGGCATTTCACTAGACGTTATCAAGAAAAAACTTCCAGTCATTAACGATGAGATCAGCAAGGTTTTAGCTAATGTTGTTGACTTTGAGGTATTTTTTGAAAGCGAAGCAAACAAACTAGACATCTATATCAAGCATCCAAAATATGAGGCTAGACCTATTGAGATGGGCTCTGGTGCAGAGAAAACTATAACAGCCATGGCAATCCGCTTGGCTCTTTTATCTGTTTCTTCTCTCCCAAAGGGGTCCATTTTCATCCTAGATGAACCAGCTACTGCTCTGGACGCAGAAAATATGGAAGGTTTTATCAGAATTATGGATATGGTAAAGTCCTATTATCAAACAGTTTTGCTTATTTCTCACGTTGACAGCTTAAAGGATGTGGCTGATGTAACGATTGAGATTGATAAAGTAGGTGGATTTGCCTGTGTAAACCAATAAAACATACTA